AGACTTCCCTCTCCCAAGGGATCATATTTTCTAGCTCTGTCAAACTATATTTATGGTGTTGCATCAAGGCAAAATTTGTTTTAAAGTATGACTCAAGGTCTTCATGAGCCATACTTATGCGAAAAAAGCGGAAAGTCCCTCCATTTTTATTGAATTCTCAACGTTTGTTTTAGGATTCTTTACCTTTATCGTATGAGATAACTTGGGCATCGTTTCAAAAAATTTCTCAATCTCTTTAAATTGATTGGAATTAAGTTGATCTAAAAAATCATTCATCTCCTCTTTTGTACAATCAGAGGTTGACCAAGACTCCTCTTCATTATAAACTTGTTCTATACAAGATATAATTAAATCAAAAGTATCTTCAGGTTTGATTTCATTAGTTGTGAAATTAGATTTAATAAATTCATTGATTGAAGGATATTTCATCCTCATCATAAGTTGATCATCCAGTTTAATATCTCTACTGTGCTCTTTAGATGTTATTATTTGTATATCATCAAGATTCACACGCACTGGGACTTTCGTTTTATTATCATCAGGACAAGTGACCATTACTTCTACATCTTCACCAACTGATTTACCTCTTATGTTTAGAAAGAGATATTCAATATCAAAAGTGGATAGAGTATCAACTTTTACACCCTTTGTTAATATGCAGGTAGATAGGACATCCTTCACTGCGTTTGCAATCTCAGTGTCGGACTGACTCTCCATTGCGATAATAAGTATCTTCTCTTCCTTAACTAAAAAAGGTCTATATCTTATCTTTTTCTTTGTTGATGGAATTTCCAACTCATATGTCGGGGTACTAATCTTTGGTAAAGGCATGATATATTACAAATTTGTATATTATATAGTAGGTTATTCGATGACTGTTTCTAATCCTCCATCTAATATTTGGATTGCCTCTTGTCTAGAGTATCCACCATCATCCATAATCGCTTGAACTTCAGCTCTCTTCTTAGCATTCTCTGCCTTAATATTGTTATAATCACCTCTGTACCTATTATAACTAGAATATTTTCCAGCAGAGTATCTATCAAACGCCATTGAAACACTTACTTTTAAAACTTCGGATCCTTCATATTTAACTGGAGTATTACTTAAATTTCTTGGAAACAATCCATAGAAATTATACTGCATTTCTTCCTTATAGTCTCTATCAAATTTAACTAACTTTGCTCCATAAGTTTTGTAATCATCAGGATATTCCATTCTAAAATAGTAATTTTTCTTAGATTGATCTTCACCAGATCCATTTGCAATAAACTCTATCCAATGCTCAAAAAACTTTAATGCTTTATATTCTCTATCTACATAAAATTCTAAAACTATCTCAGTAAATATTCTTGCATGAGACATATTTTCCACCACACCAGTAAAATTTCCTCTTATATTTGCGATAGCGTTTGCTGAACCAGGTAATACAGCGTTACTGCATAATAAACCTGATGTCTCTGTTATGAATCTATAATCCAAACCTCTCACATTTAAATGTTGCCTCAATCCAAGTGGAAGTCCTCCAAATGACAATTGATAGTGTGATGTTTGTGCTAAATTTGTTAACGTTGGTTTAAAATCTGATATTCTACGGGGTTTTACCACTCTAAATACCTAAAACTTGTCTTATTATTATTTAGATGGCTTATAAGGGTAAATATCAACCATCTTATCCTCGCAAGTATAAAGGTAATCCTACTAACATAGTTTATAGGTCACTTTGGGAGAGAAAGTTCATGGTTTACTGTGATAACAATGAACGTATACTTGAATGGGGGAGTGAAGAAATGTATGTTTGGTATCGTTCACCAATTGATAATAGACCACACAGATACTTTCCTGACTTTTATATTAAAGTAAAAGAAAGCACTGGTGCGATTAAAAAATATATTATAGAGATCAAACCAAATAGACAAACAAAACCACCAGTAAAACCGAAAAGACAAACAAAGGGTTATTTACGTGAAGCTTATGAATACGCAAAGAACCAAGCTAAATGGGAAGCAGCAGATGAGTGGTGCAAAGATCGTGGATATGAGTTCAAAGTATTTACAGAGAAGGAGTTAGGTATTAAATATGGCACGTAGAGCGACACGACTATCACCAAAAGCACTACTTAGACTAAGAAAAAAATTAGTAGATGAAGGTTTGTATGAAGAAGACAGACCTGAAGACACGATTGGAAATCGTATTCGTCCAATATCAGATAGTCTTGTTTCAATTAAAAATCCAGATGAGTTAGCTACACGGGTAAAGAGCGTGTTGGCTGAAGGACCCGTAGTCCCCATACCAGGTTCATATTATATGTTTAGATACATGGCGAAGACACCAGAAATTAAATTTGATTTAAATCCATTAGTTCAGGTGACTGAGGTATTCTCTTACGGATTTATAGCATATAATTTTCACTGGGGTAGAAACAGAAAATACACATATCCAGAGGTGCAAGGTGGACTGTATGAGGTGACTGCAGATGAGTTAAAAGACCTTGAATTGATACCATTTCAGAATTTCCAGATGAAACCTCCTAAATAGTTTTAAAATAGGTCGATGGCATATCAATCATTCTCAGAATATAGACGTTCAGAGGAGTTTAAAAAAGTAAGAGAAAAAGATAATATTAAAAAGACACAAAGGGAGCCTAATAATATAAATTATAATGATACAGGTGGACTTCCTGCTAATTTAAGATATCCATACGCTATGATAGATGATGGTATGGATTTTTTGAAAATTCAAATTGCTACTTACACTGCACCAGATTTAAATTTATCAGGACTTTTAAAAGTAGATGGAGAAGATATACAACCAGATGGAACAAATGCATCATTTAGTTTAACAAAAAAAGGTAGTGAGCAAGGAGCCTTTGCACTTCAAAATGCAACCTCTGCTAACACTACGGCTTCTGGTGCTGGTAGGGCATTAAAAAAACCAAAACATACGATATATCTTCCAATACCTAGACAAATTCAAGATGCAAATTCAGTTCAGTATGATAGCGGTAGATTAGATCCACTAGAAGCAGTTGGTGCAGCACTCATCAAACAAGGTATCGAGAATCCGTCTTTTCAAAAAGTTCAAGAAGTATTCTCTCTTCTAGTTAATGATGGAGTTGATGTTGTTGAAATGAATGTTGATGCTATTTCATCTGCAATTGCGGGTCGTGCAATTGGTGCATTGGGTGGTAATGTGACTGCAAACGCACTCATTGCAAGAGGAAGTGGAGCAATACTTAATCCTAACTTAGAATCACTATTCCAAGGTGTTAAATTAAGACAGTTTCCATTTTCGTTTGAGTTCTTCCCACGAAATGGTAGAGAAGCAGTAGAAGTAAAAAACATCATAAGAGTTTTAAAGAGATCAATGTCTGCTCGAAATAATAAGAAAAAAGGTAAAGGTGTTTTCATTAAACAACCTGATATATTTCAACTTCAATATATGAAAGGAAGTGGTGAGCATCCATTTTTAAATAAGTTTCTTCCCATGCACCTTACTGATATGAAAATAAGTTACTCACAATCTGGAACATATTCAACATTCTGGGATGGAACACCTACACATATGTCGGTGAGTTGTTCTTTCCAAGAAGTGAATCCAGTTTATCAAGAAGATTATGACGATGCAGGAGAGGGGGTTGGATACTAATGACTTATTTTAGAGAGTTACCTAATTTAAATTATCAATCTACATCTTCAGACAGATCATCATCTGAGGATTACGTAGTAGTTAAAAATATATTTCGTAGAGCAAAACTACGTGATGATTTAAAATATGTTTTTACATCTTTAGTAGATTATTACATAAGAGATGGTATAAGACCAGATCAAGTTGCAGATGATGTTTATGGAGATCCAGAATTAGATTGGGTTGTTCTTACTAGTGCAAACATAATTAATGTAAGAGATGAATGGCCACTTGATAGTTATGAAATCTACAATTATTCACTCAACAAATATGGTAATGATCTCAATCAAATTCGTCATTATGAAACGACAGAGGTAAAAGATTCAAGTGATAGATTAATACTTCCACAAGGTAAAGTCGTTGATTCGGGATTTACAATACCAGATCCATCATCACCTACTGCATCTCTAAACCCTGTTGCTGGTGTTACCAATTATGAATATGAAACTAAACTCAATGACGAGAAAAGATCTATCTATATTATTTCACCAGAATATCTACAAGTATTTTTGAATGATATGAGAGACATTATGAGATATACAGATTCATCACAGTTTGTGAATAGTAATGTTATACAAACAGAGAATACGAGAAATACAGATCCAAATTAAAAGACCGTAGATTTCTCTACGGTCTATTTTTACTTAAGTAGTAAATTTAAATATGCTGCTATGACTAACAGGGTTAGACAGAGTTGATTGTATCTCACTCTTCAGCAAGTCTTGCAAAGTATGAAAGTGTATCATCTTCTTCTGCAGCAGCAGTGACTGGTGCTGAAGTTGACTCAGTTGCAGCAGTAACAACTTGCTCTGCTCTTTCTCTCTGAATTATTTCGACTTCATCTTCAACCTCTGCATCTTGACGGGGTGCAGCATTTCCAAGAACGTAACCAAGACGCTTCTTCAAATCCTCATATGATTTGAACTGATCAGCAGCAACTAACTCAGCGAGAGAGTATTGCTTCTTCCATAATGACTCCATAGCGTCATCATCATCAAGTAAAGGACTTGGTGCAGCAAACTCAGAACTATCGTAGTTCCTGTAACCTGCAACATTCTTTGCTTTCAACTTAAAGTTAGCACCTTGCCAGAAATCAAATGGATCAATTGCTTCCTCATCTTCAAACTCAGGTTGCATTGCTGCAGTAAGTTTATCAAAGATTTTCTTACCATACTTGTATAAGAAAACTTTACCTTCGTTCTCAGGATTTGATGGATCCTTTACAACGTAGATATTACTAATGTAAGTAAGTTTACGTTTTTGCTTTCTTGCTAACTCCTTTCCAGCATCTGTTCCGTTATTCCACAAAGTTGTGTTATACTCAGATACTGGGTCTTTTTGACCAAGTGAGGTCAAAGAGTTTTCAATATACCAACCACCAGGACCTTGAAAGGCATGGGAGTATAGTTTTACGAATGGAAGATCTTCACCATTTGGTGCAGGTAGAAATCTGATAACAGCATAACCGTTACCTGACTTATCAACGTCTAGTTTCCATAGACGGTCATCACCTGTGCTTCCAGTATTATTCATCTTCTCGACCTGCTTAACTAATTTAGCGGTCAAAGAACCTAATTTGGATTGCTTTTTTAAGTCTGCGAATGACATTTGGATTACCTCGGATAATTTGATCGGGGGATGTTTAGATTATATCAGAAAAGTCCTCGTCAGTCAACTTTTGTTCACATTTGAAATAAATGCGGATTTGATGATATTTGGGACTCTTGTACTCCTCTCTTTTAAAAGGTTTAGAGTATTCTCTGAGTGGATTGCGATGTACTGAAATTTGATCGTGTTTATGATACATAAAGTAACTAGTGTAACTAGTTATTTATGCCTTGAGAAACTCTTTGAGTGCGTCAATAGTTGTATGCATATTTTGGAATAATATAGCAATATCAGTTCCTTCGGGATATCCCATCATGGTAACTGTTTTATTCAAACTCTCTTTCATTACGACTGCATCTGGATCATCAGATAATGATAATCTAGTATACATGATACGTTGCTTATCTAACAATTCTGTTAGTTTATCTACATGATCTATTTGTTCATCATAAGTCATCATGTGAAAATGAATGAGTTTTCCATAAACATCTTCTTGAAGTTTATTGATCTCACCCAATTCCTCTTTAATGATTTCTGAATCAAAGAAAGCACTCATACAATTTCTCTAAGAACTTTTTTGTATTGGAATACATCTATATTTATGAAAGGTGTATACTTAGTAATTTTCATACTGACGGTTTCCCACACAGGATCAGACAGTTTTTTATCAAAGTCTTTCACAAAATTAAAGATGTGCTCGAAGATAACAAGTATCTCTAAGTTTAGTTCACCACTAAGATATTTTCTAAGTAGTAAAGGATGACCGTTAGAGCAATCGAATAAATCTTCCAACTCATTACTATCTAACAAGTCAGTAATTTTATCTTTAAAGATATACCCTAAGCTCTGCTGAGTCTTGGACCACTCAGAATATATTTTATCACCAGAGTTCATAATCTCACCAATCCATAAGTTTTGTGGATTATCAGCAGATATAAAATTTGATACCAGAAATTCTACAATCTCCTTATCAGGATACTTTCTAGATGTTTTCTCAAACCAATACTTATCTTTTCTCTTATTAAATGCTGCTATCTTTGCTCTCGACCTACCACCGTATTTAAAGTAATCATATTTCGGATTTGAAAAATGATTCTTTACGGAAAGATATGTTTGGTAGGT